TTGGCTGGCGACGGCCTGGGAGGATAGAAAGCTGCTGATTCAAAAAGCACTTACCTAAATGGTAAGTGCTTTTGCTTATACTAAGGAAGATTCTTCTATGCTTATCAAATAAAATATCATTGATCTAGTTGCCACGTAATTTAGGTGAGTCAAGCCAAAAGCCCGATAGCAGCTTCTTCCCATTTGTTGTAGAGTATCAAATTAAATAAGAAAACGGGAAGAAGTGTGGAACAACCGGGAACAGGCGGGAAATGTAGTATTTATAAGGGTTCTCGGGTAACGACGATGAAAAAATAACGAAAATCGGAATCTCACATATTTTGCGAAAAAAATGCAGATATGAAAGGGATTCCGATTTTTTTATTTTAAGAGATTTTTAGTAACGGTGTTGCGTTATTTGCAATAACACTTGAATAACACTGTCGGCAAAGCTTGGATTTATAAGGACTTAAGACGTTATTGTACCGTTACTAATTGCGGTCTAACTGTATAAATCTATGAAAAAGATAGTGATTGAATTATATAGAGGTGCGGACCTTACAGTGCGGATGTGAGGACCTGCGGACCCTATGTAAGAAGCCTTGATTTTACTTGGTTTTTAGAAAATTAATAAAAGAAAAGTATTCTTGTGGGTAACTCCTGATTACAGAATACAAACAGTTAATGATCAGATAAGAGTTATCCACAAGCTTGTGTAGCGCGCGCCGCGCGGAGTTACAAATTAAGGTTCAAATAAACATCATCCAATTCGTCTTTGGTGATACCAATATAGGCAAGCGTGATGCCGGGAGAAGAATGATTGAGTAACTTTTGGATGCGGGTGATGTCAGCACCTTGTTTAAAAGCCCAATAGCCAAAGGTTTTACGCAGGGTATGCGTACCAATCCGGCCAGGAATGCCGACCGTGTGGGCAGCTTCTGAAATAATGCGCCAGGCTTGCCGCCGATCCAGAGGGCCGTCGCCTTTGCGAGAAGGAAAAAGCCAAGCTCCAGGTTCAGTCGGTATGCTCATTAAGTATTCCGACAAGGCTTTACTGGCTGACGGCGATAAAGGAAACTCTTTTAATTTACCAGTTTTCTGCTCTTTAAGTTCGAGGCGATCCTTTAATTTTCCTTTGTGGTCGCAAACATCAGTAATTTTTAATTTAAGTAGGTCAGATACGCGGAGGCCGCTATTGATGCCAAGAACAAAAAGTAAAAAGTCCCGAAGATTTTTTCCTTTTAAGTAGCGCTTTAGAGCTTCAATTTTATTTTTGTCCCGGATTGGTTCTACACATTCCATGCAAATCAGCTCCCTTTCGAAATAAGACATAATATAATATTATTATATATTTCGTCTCATTCGATTGCAATATAGTGTAGCGAATAAAAAAGGAAAAGGCTGTAACCCTATGATATGTAAGGGGTAACAGCCTTTCTATGAATGCGACTTAATTCTATTATGTCTCATTCGTATTTGATATAAAAAAGCGGCAAACAGAATTTCTGTTGCCGTTTTTTTGCATTTCTATGAGATTATTTTTTATTTCTAAAGGTAGGTAGTTTTTGGGACATGGTGAGTTGAACTTCGAGAAGTTGCTTAACGAAGTTAGCTGGAATTCCGTTAGTGGAAGCCAGGGCCGCAATCTCAGACCAAGAGCCATCTATGTCATTCTTTAAATGAAAGAATTGCTCATAGTCAGATATAGAGGGAACGCTTTCTCTAACAGTAGCCACTAAAACACCGCCAATACGATGATACTGCGTCCATTCGATATCGGAGTAATCCGGGTTAGCGGAGCGCAGAACGCAGTGCCCGTTCTTCTTAATATAGAATTTTAGGTTAATTTCATCGTCGATATCGATCTTTCTTGCAGCTATAATCTGACCGTTAGAGGCAGTTTCTGCTTTGCGGAAAAAGGCCATATCTCCTGGGAAGATACCAACAAAGCTCATGCTATCACCAATTACCCGACAGGCAAAGTCGGCTTTTACGCCTTCCGGCGGTTCTATGTACGAATCGACAATACCGTCATTAAGGAGTTCAACACCAGCGCGAATACATCCGAAGACAGGAATTCGTAAACTAGTTGGATCATCTGCGCCCACGCCTGTTAGTAGCCAATCCGTAGAGACCTTAAAAAACTTTGCAAGCGAGATAATATTGTCGGCACTGGGTTTCATATTTCCACTGCGATAACTACTGATGTTTCCTACTGAAATTCCAGTAGCTTCATGTATTTCGCGATGTTTTACATTATATTTCGTAATAAGATATTCTAATCTTTCTGCAATTGAATTCATAATCGGCAACAATCCCTCTCAGAGGTTTTATTTGATTTAGAATAAAAATAATTGATTTTTGATTTGAAATAGAATAAAATAAAGATGTAGTTACTATTGTAACTCTAACAAGGCAGACTTTGCCTGGTGTGCGAGACCAGACACAGGATGAAAAGGAGGTGAAAGCAATGTCACCACGTGAGATCAAGGCCCAGCTTATTTTAAAAGGGATCAAGATCGTCAATATCGCTGCCAACCTTGATGTTAGTCATGTGGCAGTGACGCGAGTAATCAGTGGCAAGTCTGTATCTGGCAGGATAAGACTTGCGATCGCAAATGCGATTGGGAAAAAGGTTAATGAAATCTGGCCGGGTAAGGCCGCTTGAAAGGAGTAAAATAATGAGGTCCCAAAGCAGGCTAGGTTTAGTAGACTGGCCGATCGGTACGAGAGTGCGCATGGTTGACTGCTACGATGCAAAACAAAATCCCAATAGAATCTGGGTGACGAGGAGCAAGCCATGGGTGATCGGTGGACATACCCAGGTTGTCTTACTGCAAGGTAAGTCGGGAGGCTTTGATACAGCCTGCCTGGAGGTCGTGAAATAGGATCAGGTCCTCCTTTCAATATTAACTTCAGTAATGTCAAGATTAAAAAGTAATTTCAAGATTACAGTTTTATTATATCGCAGTGTCGAGGTGGCGTAAATGGCGGGAAAGAAACAAAAAACTGACCAGGGTATGTCTAAACAGATGAATATTTTTGACATCATCAGCGGTCTGGAGGCAGCGGCAACTAAAAAGGATGGCTTAGGACCTGAACCTGGCAGTCTAATGATAGGTTCCATGGTGCGTGAAAGACTGTCACAGACGCTCAAGCGTAGTATGTACAAGCGGTATGAGGTTGCAGGCCGGATGAGTGAGTTGCTGGGAATTGAGATAACCGATTCCATGCTGTATTCCTGGACTGCTGAAAGCAAAGAAAGTCATCGTTTTCCGCTGGAATACCTGCCAGCATTTTGTTGGGCCACCGGTGATCTTGGAATTGCCGAAAGTGTTGCGAAGCGCTGCGGAGCACGCCTGGTAAAAGGGGAAGAGGTTGTCTTACTGGAGCTGGCTCGCATTGCTGAGAAAAAACGCCAAGCCGATGAGGAAAAAAGGCTGATGGATGAGGAAGAAGCAGCCTTACGTGAATATTTATCGGCCATGCGAGGGGAAGAGAGGTAGTTAATATGACAAAACGACAATTGTTTGAAAAATATTATCAAATGGCCTGTCACAATCTTCTCTGTTATTCCCAAAATTACTTAATGACCATACCGAAACCTGGATACGAAAAAGAGTGGGAAGAAGCTAAGCAAGAGTGTGATTTGTTGGAGAGTATGTTGGCTGAATTACAATAAAAAAGCCCCATCGGATAAGTACCGACAGGGGACAAAAATAAAAATATTCCTTTCAAGTATAACAGATTGGATCGGGTGCCGGAAGGGGGTAAGCACGTGAGTGACAGTCAGACGAAAAAAATAACGGTAGCTGAAGCGGCGGAGCTAGAAGGTATAGCGCCACGTAATATACGCAAGAAAATTGAAGCCGGTCAGCTTGAGGCCGTATATGAGAAATCAGAAAGCGGCGGCGGGTCTGGCGGTAAGCAATGGCTGATCAGCGTGAGTAGTCTTTCGGTTCCAGCGAGAATGGAATGGCAGCGGCGGCAGGATACAGCCTTGAGGATGGAAAGCTATCGGGCTGAGATCGCGGCAACTGTTACCGATACTGAGGAACCTAGTTTATTTGAAGGCAGTCCAAAGCGCACAGGTGCGCTGATGGATGACGGCACTCTAAATCCGGCAGCTTACCGGGATATTGTGGGACAGGAGGTCTATGAAGCGGAAATGGACAAAGCGCGTCGCAAGCAGGAAATTGTAAAGAAAGCCTTGGCAATTAAAGCAGCCCGTGATCATGTTACTGAGCGGCTTACCGCATTGGCTGAAGCTAATGCCATGAATGTGGCAACTTTATACCGATGGATTAAGGAAGATCAAAAAAGCGGCGTGTTTGGACTTTTGCGTAAGAGGCCGACTGTCGTGAACGGTAAGAGCTTCAGGGCCATCACTGCTGAAATTGAGGCCATGATAAGAAAGTATTACCAGGCACCTGGTGAACCGAAAGCCGCCGCCGTATACCGGAAGGTTGGTATCTTGTGCCGGGAGCTGGAGCTTGATGTGCCGTCCAGGGCAACGGTATTTCGGTTTATTGAGTATTTAGAGGAAACAGAGCCGGATGTATGCTGCTTTGCCCGGCGTGGTCAGGGGGCGTGGGCTGAACACTTTGCACCACACGCTGTAAGGGCAGAGCCAGCCAGGGTAATGCAGATCGTCATGGGTGACCATCACAAGTTTGATGTATTTGTTGAATATGGCGGCAAGCCGATCCGGCCATGGGTAACCATGTGGCTGGATGTGAAAAGCCGCTGCCCGGTTGGTTGGACGGTCAGCGCCCAGGCGAATGGTGAGACGATTGGACTTGCCATGACCCACATGATGACCCCAAAGAAGTTCGGGGAGCAAACGCTGGAAGTCGGTGGCGTACCGGAAATTCTGTACATTGACAATGGTGAGGATTACAAATCAGCTTTGAAAAAAGGCTTGAAAAGCAAGGATTTCCAATTGTCGCGTGAGTCCCTGGATATTGCGCAGTACTTAGGGATTAAGGTGGTTTTTGCAACACCTTACCGGCCACAGTCCAAGGCTAACGTTGAACGGTTCTTCGGAACGGTAGCCGGACAATTCAGCCGGGAGCAGCCTGGTTGGTGCGGAGCAAAGCCGGATGAACGGCCTGATGGTTATGATGAGCATAAGCTGCTAAAGCAAGGCAAGCTATTGGCCCTGGTCGAGTTTGCAGAGCGGTTTAATCAGTGGATTGAGACGGAATATCTCAGTACCATTCATGGATCGCTTGGTGTTACTCCTTTAGAAAAGCACTTGGACGGCCCCAAAGCCAACCAGGGATGGCCAAATCCCAGAACGCTCGACATCTTACGCTGCCTGAAAGAGCAAGCTCACGTATATAAGCAAGGGATTCAGCGGTTTGGGCGCTGGTACTGGCACCGCGAGCTGGATGCACTGGCCGGGCAGGATGTGGTAATTCGCTACGATCCGGCCCATATTGGCGAAATGCATATTTTTACATCCAGAGGCGGCTATATCTGTACGGCTGAAAACAAACAATTGCTGGGCTGGGATGTCAGCCGGGATGATATTAAACAGCTTAACCATCAACGTAAGGAACGGAAAAAAGCGATTCGGGAACGTTTACTGCAAACCGATGCTGGTTTGGAAGAAATTGTGGCTAAGCGCAAAACGGCAGGGATGAAGACGGTCAGCGGCCCTGTGGGCAGGAGTGAAGGGCTGCTGCCAGCCATAACCGGTCTGGATCAAGCCGGGCGGCAGGTAGAAAAAGCCAAGAAAAAACGCATGGCAACTAAAGTTGCAGCCATAGAACCGGATCAGAATGAGCCGCTAAATCCGATTGATGATTTCATATTAAATCGCAGCTGGGCATAGTTGGCCCGAAGCTGAAAAATTAATCAATATTGGGGGAGTGAGTATGTCAGCAGCAGAATTGACTGTGTTACAAGGGGACATGTTCCCTGGAACAATGGACATGTCCGGTTGGCCCAAAGAGCGAATGATGATTTATAAATTAGTGAAAGAAAACGGTACCAAAATTGATACCATTGCCAAAGAAATCAATTTTTCAAGGCCCCAGGTATCGCGCTTTATCAACGAAGACAGCTTTAAAATGAGCGATGAGTTCCTGGCGGCAGTAAGGGCATACCTGGTGCGACTTGGATTATGGTATGACGATGAGGAGTGCACCAGCCGCTTTAAAACGAAAGTCAGCCAAATGGACTTTATTATCACTGAAGCCTGGAAGCGTACCTGGTTTGTCCTGGAGACGGCGATAAAAAACAAGAATTTCGGAATGATTGTCGGCCCCAGCGGCTGCGGCAAGACTGCAGCCATCCATCACTGGATGGATATGGACGCTAATTTTGAAAAGGCGGTCATGATTACGGCTAACGGCTGCATGACCCGTAAAAGCATTCTGCGCCGGATTGCCAAAAGCCTCGGAATTGGCGGCAGCGCCGATGCCGATACCTTAATTGAAAGAATTTGCGCTGAACTGGCCGAGCGGCCCAGGCTGCTGATATTCGATGAAGCGGATCAGTTGGCAGCGGAGTTTAAGCTGGAGGTTTTGCGGTCGATTTTAGACGGGGCCAGAACGACGGGGATTGTACTGATCGGCAATGAAGATCTTTCCGAGTATATTCTGAGTATTGCAGTCGATAAGCGCAAGTTAGCGCGGATTCATAACCGCTTTGGAGCTTTCCAGCAGGTGACGATGCCAACCAAGCCAGAAGCCGATCGGCTGCTGGAAGGGTATAACCTTACTCCTGGGGCAAGAGATTACCTGGCTAACGTGATTCGCCGACGCAGCGGCGATGGGGGAATCCGGGTGGCCAAAACGATGCTGGCGATTGTTTTGGAAGCTATGGGCGATAAACTCATTACCGAGGATCTGCTCCGGTCAACCGCTCTGAAGAATGCGGTATTGAGTGCCAGCTTTCATGGGCATTAGACATAAGAACAGTGGTAACCATAAGCGCCAGCGGAAAGAACGTACAGATAAGGGCACGGCAATGGCATACTGCGAAAACTGCGGGAAAGTATTGCAATCCGGGCAGTGGACCTGGATCTATTCCAATAAGCCGCACCGGTGGCGGCTGGTGTGCCGGGAAGACCGGCAGTGCTATCACAGGCAGGGGGCCGGGAGGAGACGAAGCGGATGAACGGATTTGGATCTCGCGAAGTTTACCAATTCAAGAGAAATCGTCAGCGGTCGGATGCAATGTGGGCTATTCTCATTATCCTAATGATGATGGTGCTTGCAACTTGCGGTAATGCTGCGCAAGCAGACAAGGAACTGGTTGTTGTCACTCATGTAGTGAAGCAGGGTGAAACACTGTGGGGAATTGCCGAACAATACCGGACACCGGATCGCTACATTTTGGAATTTATAGAAGGAATTTACGAACTAAATTATGACCGCGTGTTCGCTGAACGCGAAAGCAAAGGGGTAAACCGCAAGATGGTTTTTGCGGGAGATAAGCTCGAAATCAGATACTGGATCAATAAGGAGGCTAATCATAATGGAAATTAATAAAAAAGTAGGCCGCAGCGGGGGAGTGACCCTCCCCGCTGCACTGCGGCGGGAATTTGGAATCCAACCAGGCGAAAAAATGAATATCAAGGTGGATGGCAGCGGACGGATCGTGATGACACGGACGGTCGGCTCCTGCGTTTTTTGTGCCAGTGATGAGAATTTGGCAATATATCGCGGAAGGTTTGTCTGCGGCAGTTGCCGGGCGGCATTAACAGAGCCGGAAGGCGGTGATCAGTAATGGCGGTTATGCCTTTAGCTTTTAAAGTGGATCAGGCTATCGCGTTAGACCGTTCTATCCGGGAAGATAAAAAGAAGCTGGATGCAATCAAAGCGGAACTGCAGTCTGTAGCCATTGAAGAATTTGACAATAAGAACGTCAAATATGTACAACTCTTTGGAACTTTGGGAAATTGCGAGGCTGTGTATAAGGAAAAATTTGAAATTGATAATTTTAGCCTGCTGGTTGCCACGATCGGCGATCTTGTTAAGGATAAGGTGAAGCGGAAAGAAGAAATCAAATTTGAAGTGGATAACCGTTTTAAAGAAGCGCTGATTGCCTTGGTAAAAGGAGACTACCGCCAGCATAATCTGGATGCCATCCTGGCCGGAATGGGCCTTGGCCCCAAAGAAGTCAAAATAGCCCTGAAGAAGCTCAAAGGCGATTACCGCAAGGACCGGGAGCTATTGCAGACACTTGGTGTTACTGGTGATCGTGAGGAAGAACTGGATGCTATCCGGGAGGAATTAAACCGCAGGATGGTGGAGCGCTACTTTAATCTTGAGCAGATAAATCATGAAGCCCTGAAAAAGTGCATCTTTATTGAGGAAAGTCTCAGCATAGGGCTGAGTTATGACACGGAGTCCACAGTATGATCGGACCGTTAGCAACGATGGATGCATTCTTTTCCGTGTTGTTTATGCCCTGGAATGCAACCGGGATGCAGAAGTATTCAACAATTGCTTTTGGAATCAAGTCCGGCTTTATACCGGATACAGGGATGAGCTTGCTGCCGGTGCGGGAATTTCCAGACCGGGTAGAGCGGAACTTGCTTTTACAGTGGGGGCGGTTAAAGCCGGAGAATGAATTTCTTGAACCTTTTAAAAACGAGTGCAAGCTGGTTTTTATTCTGGATCATTACAACTCGGAAGAGTTTCAGGATGTAACAGTCAATGGTTTTAGTTATACAGGGCTGCGAAAAGGTGACCGGGTAATTTACTTTGCGATAGGGTGGTGAGATTATATGATTACTGAGGCCCAAATGCGAAAAATATGGGCTGTGACCAAGGAAAAAGGGCTGGATGAGGATATGGTGCGCGCCATTGCCCAGGATGTAAGCGGGAGGCCCAGCATATCCGGGCTGACAAAGCTCCAAGCCATACGGGTGATCGACCGTCTGGAGAGTAAAGCCAGCAACAGGGCAAAGCCGCTGCGAGATCCCAATATGATGACCGAAAAGCAGGAATGGAAGATCAGGAAGCTAGAGCAGGAATTGGGCTGGCAGAACAATCCTCAGCGTCTGCTGGCATTTGTAAAGAAATATGGCCGGGTAGAGCGGTTGGACTGGCTGACCAAATATAAGGCGCGAAACATCATTGACGGCTTGAAGGCGCTGCTGGAACGGCAGGGAAAAACTGAACCGGTGAAAGGGGCTGATCGGCTTGAAACTGCGCAAAACGGTTAAGGATGCGATCAAGGACGGGCAAGCAGACCCCAATGCTAAAATAGCGGGAATGTTTACGGTGGTTTATACAGGGCAGCAATACATGGCGGTACCGGGTGACCGGATACCGCCTAAAATGGAAGCGGTTCTGCAGTTGGAAAAGGATACTCGGTTGCCAGCGGGATGGAAGCCGGTTCTTCGACAGAAGAGAGTGGGGCTGTGAGTTTAGTATGAATATTGTTGAACTAGTGGACCAAGGGAAACTGCATATAAGCGTATGGCCTGATTGGGGAGATAACTGCAATGCAAAGGCTGAACTTTTGCGGTTAGCCCGGTTAGGGCAAAAAATGCAGTTAGTATCAGTGTCAGAGAAGTTGCCGGAGGACGAACAAACGGTAATAGTCAGAAATGGCAACGCTATAAGCATTATGCAATTCAATTGTGATGGTCAAGATTCTCCGTTTTGGTATGATTTAGTTCATGGTGAGGTCCATGAACTAGATGCATATACTCACTGGATGTTGCTGCCGGAGGTTGGATAATGGGCTGTGATTTTATAAAACGTCCTGATGGTGGTTTAATCACAATTTGCAGCAGGGGGAACAAGGTAGAGCTTTGCCATTACTGCGGAAAACCTGCCATTTCGCTTTGTGATTATCCCGTAGGTGACGGTCAGACTTGTGACAGGCCGCTTTGCCGGAACTGCCGGGTGGTGGTTGATCGCGGCGTGGACTATTGCTATAAACATCCTAATCTTTTTATTGATGAAATTAAGGAGAGGCGGTAGAGTATATGGAAAATACGAAGGCAATAACTATTCGGGAGCATAAATGCAAAGCCATCCAAAATCAAAATATAATCGAGATTAAAAAAATTAAACTACCTGGTGACTCTACTCCGCGTTGGTTTTTTAGCTTTAATGATCAGTTAAACGAAATCAGATTTTGCCCTTATTGCAGCCAAGTGTTGGACGCATCGGAAGACGCTGCTTTAAATCCAAATCTAACTATACAGCAAGTATTGATGGATGCTCTATTTTGGTGCAAAGATTATGTACGTTATCTAAACGACGAACACCCAGATGGAGTCTGGTGCAGTAAACAAGTGATGGAGGCGGATATTGCTGCCATCGAGCAAGTTTTGGCCAGGATAAAATAAAATTTTGGATGGTGAATCGTGAATGGCTTGCAAATGCGCTACTTATGACCCGGACACTAATAGATATGATTGCTCGGTGTCCGGTAGTGGTTGTATGTACCTATATCCAAATTCGCGGCGATGCGCCGAAGAGTATGGTGAAGGCCCGGATGCAGATTTAATTGGTGATGGAGAGGGATAATTCTGGATATCAGAGGGAGGGCAGTAGCGTGAATGAAGTAAAAAAGAAGAAAAGCAAGAAGTTTGTATTGCCAGTAGAACGATATAACGACTATATTTGCGTTACTGAAGGTTACCTTGAAAACTGGAACGGACTAATTGCCGCAATACAAAATATGAATGAACTGCTAAAAGACAAGCAGGAAGAACTTGAAATTGCCCGTGATGCCGCTCCTCCCGTGGCTCAAATTGGGCAAACCAGTTTGTTTGGTGGCGGTGGTGCCAATAAATTGACCCAGCCGGAAGCCGTTTATGAAAAGATTCAGTCGCTTACCAGAGAAATTGAAGGCATGAAAAAAGAGATTAAGAGCCTGCAGTCTTTGGTAAATCGCTTGGATCGGGCTAGGATGGCGCTAAAGCCGGAGCTAAAGCGCCTGGTCGAAATGCGCTATGTTGATGAAGCCTACTGGGAAGACATTCAGGCTGAGCTGCATTATAGTGAGCGCTGGTGCCGGGAACTGATCGATCGGGCCGTGGAAGATATGGCGATTGCCATATTTGGTACCAAGGCGATCAAGACAAAATCCAAAGAAAAATATAAATTTTTAGGCTAAAAATGCGAAAATGAGACGAAAAAGACTTCCGGTTTTGTTCCGGCGCTCCCGCTTAAAACGTGTTATGATTGTAATATCAAAAAATATCAAAACGGCTTGTGCCGTTAAGGACCGCTCAGTTTATTGGGCGGTTTTTTATTTTGGGGAGGTTCGATTGTGTGAACAAAAACAAGAAACAACGAACATGCCGTTCGCCTTCTGCGCCTAAAGAAGTATTAAATGAAAAGGAAATCCGCGAATTAATGCGTCATGACGCTTATATTCGCAGCAGCTCTGGACGCATGCGCAGCAGGCAGGGCCGATTCATTCTAAAATAGGAGCCGAAGGGGTGGGGGGATTCATTAGTGGATAAAGAAATCGTTAGCTGGATTGTTCAGGGGGCTATTGTTTGTCTGGCTGGCCTGGCAGTATATTTTGCCCAGCGCACTCATAACCGGATGGAAAAAGATATTGAAGATCGGAAAAAAGAAATTGGTGAATTGAAAGCGGAAATGAAAGCAGAAACCGCCTGTTTACGGCGTGAGCTTGATGATATGCGGAATAAAATGCCGTTTACCTATGTACTACGTGAAGATTTTATCCGGCTCATGGCAAGTTTCGAGCATAAGCTTGATGTCGTTTTGGCTCGCCGGTCTAAAAATGACATATAGAGGAGAGGAAGTGAAATTGTGTTTGATGTGACCAAAAACAAGATGGCGCGGGGATACATCCTAAAAATATTGAATATTGGCCAGCCGCAGCCGGTTGGCTCGAATGTCATTGATATTTGCCTTATTCAGATGGGCATGCCGATGACCGAGACGCTGCTTACGGCGCAGCTTCAGTACCTGGCCGATAAGGACTATATCGAAATCCGGGAAGCCGGGGAAAAAGAACTGGGCAATCCGGTCCGACTAATCACCTTAAAAGCCAAAGGCGTGGATCTTCTGGAAGGTTCAATCGCTGCTGATCCCGGGATTATTATCCCCAGGGAATAGGGGTGGAACGTATGGCAGAAGAAAAACAGCCACGTGAAATTAAACGCCGCCATTATCTGGTGGAAAAGCTAAAGTGCCGGGATATGGTGGACCGGATGCTTGCGGAAGGTTATGGCTATGAAGATATCGCCCAGGCTGTTTATGACGCCGGGGAACGCATCGGTAAATCTTCGATTTGTCGTTATCATAATTCAATGTCCCAGGTAGCCGAACGGGTGATTAAGGCCCGTGAACAAGTCAAGGTTTTAGTTGATGTGTTGCGGGATCGGCCAGGTACTGACATTGCGGAAGCTGCTGAACAGGTTATGCTGCAGGGGCTGCTGCAAAAGGTAGCTGCAGCTGATGAAGAGGACTTCGAAGGCATGAGTTTGGTTCAGGCCGGGCGGCTGATCGGCTCCTTGTCACGCTCCGGCGTAAACCGGGAAAAGTTTAAATTGCAATATAACCAGGGCGTAGGGGCTGCGGTCGATCGAATTATGGATGAACTACGTTTGCATTTGGCTGAGCGACCTGAAATTCTGGCAGTACTGGCAGCGAAACTGGAAAATGTGCGTACAGAATTAACCGCAGGCGCGGGATAAAAGGGGCTGTAGCGTTATGGCCACTAAGAGAAGAACTACGGTCACAAAACCTGCTACTGTTATTGAACGCCTGGTTGGTCAGGAGGTAGAAAGGGAACCGGAGGAATGGGAAATTGCCCTGCTTCATCAGTATGTGGATATCTACCCGGATCTTGTACAACTGGTTAACACCCGGCAAGCACCGTTATTTGGTCCTGCCGGAATTCGGAAAATGCTGGCCGAAAGAGAGCCGGAGTATTTTGCACGAGCTTATTTCCCAGAATACATACCAGGCGAAATGCCAGGTTTTCACCGGGACTGGTGTGAGGATTTCCGCAATGTCATTGACAAAGGCGGTGGTTCCAGCGTTGTCCGGGCGGCTCCGCGTGGACATGCAAAGACAACATTATGGGACTTTATTTTTCCGAACTGGACTATCGTTTATAAAAAGAAAAAATTTATCCTAATCCTTTCTGACTCTGGTGATCAAGCTGATTCCTTTATAACAAATATCAAAGATGCCTTGGAAAACAATGAGCGCATTCGTGAAGATTTTGGCAATTTGCAAGGGAAGGTTTGGCAGGAAAGTAAGATTGTTACGGCCACAGGCATCATTGTGGAAGCCCTGGGCGTTGGCATGAAAGTGCGTGGCCGCCGCAACAAGGAAAAACGGCCAGATTTGATCATTGGGGATGATTTGGAGAACGATGAAAATACAGCAACACCAGATCAGCGAAAAAAATTAAAGCGTTGGTATAAACGGGCGTTGCGGCGTGCTGGGGCAGCCTATACAGACTTTTTTGTTGTTGGCACGATCATTGACGATGATTCGCTGTTAGCCGAATTGACCAGAACACCGGGCTATGATATCAAGGTTTACCGGGCGGTCATTTCCTTTGCCGAGCGTGAAGACCTTTGGGATGAATGGAAAAAGATTTATATTAATCTCGAAAATCCATCTCGCGAAAAAGATGCTCGCGCCTTCTTTGACCGCAACCGGAAGGAAATGCTCCGGGGTACCAAGACACTATGGGAAAACGGCAATCCGAATTTCCCGGACGGCTATTATTCCATTATGGTGGCCCGTGTGGTCGATGGGGAAGAGTCTTTCTGGTCGGAATTGCAGAATGACCCGAAGGCCAGCGAGGATAAATTCTTTCAGCCGGTGCTGTATACCGATCATGACCGGCCTGCACTCAAAAAGCTGCTGCTGGTTATGACAGTTGACCCTAGTATGGGAAAAACGGAGAAAGCGGACTTTTCAGCGATTATTGTGCTGGCTACCGACCGGGAAACCGGGCAAATGTACACAGTGGTGGCTGACATTGCCCGCCGGTCACCGGACGTGACAATCGAAGCCATGTTCGTGACGGCAGAGTGGTTTATGAACCAGGGGCTGCGCTTTAAGGTAGTCGGTATTGAGGATGTGCAGTTTCAGGCATTTTTTGCATCAGAGGCATTTAAACGGGCTATGAAGCGCCGGTTGCATTTGCCGATAAAGCCTTTTCACCGGAATCTGCCTAAAAATGTACGAGTTGAGGGAATGCAGCCCAGTATTAACAATGGGTATGTCAAGATTCATGAACAGCATACGCTGCTGCGCTCACAGCTTGAAAGCTACCCGAAAGGGAAAAAAGATGGGCCAGATGCACTGGAAATGGCAATTGATATGAGTGCCAACTGCGGCGGCAGCCAGGCGGGTGAGCTGCCGGGAGCTGTTACAGGACAAACGCCAGCAGAAGACATTACCTGGTAAAGGGGGTGAGAATTTGAGCATGTACAGGCCGCAAATTGGACAAATCGGCTCACAACTGGATACATCGCTCTTTTTATTCGATGACTGTATTTCTAATATTGATACCGTTCCGGTTGAAGAGTATGAACGGATGATCGATACCGATGAAACAGTCGAAATAGCCATCTTGTTTCTTACCATGTCCATTTTGCTCAAGATTGGCGAGTATCAGCATGACGATCCGAAGATTACTGCATTTGTAAAAGAGAATTTTGAGGTGATGGAAGGCAATTTCTACTCTGCTTGCGAGGAAATATTGTCGGCGCTTTGGGCCGGGTATTCCGGTACGGAGATTGTCTGGCGACCGGAAGGGGACCGGATCTATCTGCAGCGACTGGTGACGTATCATCCCAAAACGGTGCTGATCCGGGTAGACCGGGAGAATGGCCAGTATAAGGGGCTGAAACAGTGGCGCTGGTATGATGGCTCCCCTGTGGATATTCCTGCTGCGAAAGCGATTTTATATACCTACCGTAAACGGTTTGGCAATTATCACGGTCGCAGTATTTTAAAGCCAGTCCGCAAAAACTGGCTGCTCAAAGATCCGGTGCTAAAAATGCTGGCCAAGGCGCTCGATCGCTTTGGGACACCGATTACCAGTGCTGTCGTGCCGGATGAAGATATTCAGGACCCGGAAAATCAGGATAATCAAATCTCTCAGCTTACTTATACGCTGCGAATGCTGAGTAATTTACGCAATGGCACCGCTTTGGCCATGCGCTATGGGGCTAATGGCCAGGAACCAAAATTTAATGTCCACAGCAACGGCGGCAGCGGGATTGGCGAAGCTTTTGACGGGGCACTTGGCTACTTTAATAAAATGATTGCCCGTGGCATTCTGGCCCCTTCCCTCATTATGGATGAAGGCAAATCCGGCAGCTATTCACTGGGCAAAAGTCATTTGCAGATGTATAACATTATGACATCAGGTATCGTCAATAATGTCACGGAGGCTGTACTTGAACAACTGATCAGGCCGATGATTGAATATAACTTTGGTCGTCAGCGCAACTATGGAATCTTTGGGCAGCGCGAGCTGGATGAAGAGGATAGCAAGCTATTGGCAGAGGTATTTGAACGCCTTACCAATTCCGGGTTTCTGGAACCACAAATGCAAAGCGATTTTGATGCGGTACGTTCACGCATGGGATTGCCGCAGCGCCAGGTCGTGACCAAAAAGGATCAGTTTGTAAACAAAGTGAAAACCGAATACGCCAACTATACCCGCGAAGGGGAGCTTGGTTATCCGCTGGCAGGTGAGAGTGGTGGATGAAAGAAAGCTACTCAGGCGCTTAGATGACCAGGACCGTGCTTTTTTGCACCACTATGAGAATTATTTGGACAAGGTCATGCAAAACGCCGAACAGATTCTGGACAAGCGGTATACCCTCCAGCAAATTGTTGAAATGCCGTTCTTTGCTGCCGGAGAATTAGGCAAGCTATTAACCGGCCATAGCCAGGAGGTGCTGTCTATCGGGCAGGCTCATGCCGCTATTTTGGTTGAGGATCTGCACCGTCGGTTTGCACCGATTAAACTGGCACAGGAATGGCAGCCTTGGTTTATGAAAGATATGCAGCTTGCCGGACCGCTGGCAATTGACCCGGATAAGTTCTGGCTGGACCCGGTCGCTGCACTGGAAGCGCTGGAGGTTCGTGAAAACATGCTGGCCGGTGATGTTGAGGGAAAGCTATGGCAGGATGTAAAGCGG